CGTTCCTCCACGATACGGATGGCGCTTGTCTTCGTCTCACCACCGACGCAAGCTGTGTTCATAGCCGCTAGTGCTATTAAAGTGGGAGTATGTTTATGGAAGCATCTTAACAGGCATAAGATACAAGCAAACACTATAATCAAACAGACCGAAAACCAGGTGGCTGATGTCATTAAGAGAGTCGAGGAAGAAACTTTGGTCGGAATCGATGATCTTACTGATGAAGCTATCGGAGCAGTGGACGTCTTAGACTCGACTACGCCCAAGAGGCGTAAGTTGAGAAAGAGGTGCAAGGCCCCCTTTCGCGCTTATTTGGTTAAAGTCGGGAAAGCTAAATTCGGGTTGCTCAAAAGATCAGAAGCAAATTACATGTGCGTCAGAAAGTTCCTTTTTGACGAATGTGTACAACACGGTCTCGTTGCTCGCCACATTGTCGAGAACCTCGACTTTGCAACTGAGATGGTGTTTGTGCCTATGGCTTATGAGCTGTCGAAATTAGCCATTAAACATACCGAAACTGTCAATAACAACAACATCGTCGCCTCACTCCTGGGGCGTGATGAAAGTTGTCATTGATGGGGCCCTGACTGTGGGGAGGGGATAGACACAGTTCCAGCTGTCTATCCAAACGTCACTCCTCATAAGGCTGGGATCCTGAAACGTCGCAAATACCTAACTATGGGTCGGTACATTTGCGATGATGTGGTGGTGACCCATAACAACTCAATTGCCAACCTGTGTCGCGGGGTTGGTGAGAGAGTTATGTTTACAGACAGAAAATGCACACCGTGTGTACAACCCACGGCACCTGATGTGTTTGTAGACAGGTGCGAATCGTACAAGCGATCTATGGTCCGTGATTTAGGACGCCAATCCCCAGTGACTAGACAAACTTTTGTCGAGTACTACAAGGGACGAAGACGTACTATATATCAACAGGCTGCAGACGGGCTGAGATTCAAATCAGTCCGACCCCGCGATTCGTACATGAGTACGTTCATTAAAGCAGAGAAGGTTAACTTAGCCTTGAAAAGTGACCCTGCTCCACGTGTGATACAACCGCGAAATCCAAGATATAACGTGGAACTTGGCAAATACCTGCTACCATTAGAGCATAAAGTATACGATGCAATTGATAAGCTTTTCAAATCGCCCACCATTATGAGCAAATACAATGCTTTTGAGCAAGCTCGGATATTGCGAGAACATTGGAGTAAATTTTCGACTCCTGTCTGTGTCGGGCTCGACGCCAGTCGGTTTGACCAGCATGTGTCAGAACAAGCTCTGAAGTTCGAGCACTCATTCTATTTAGATTTGTTTGGGAAAAACACACAATTGAAAGACCTACTAAAATGGCAACTAACTAACCGAGGGTTTGCTCGGGCTTCTGACGGCCATTTTTCGTATTATAAAGTCGGGTCTAGAATGTCTGGAGACATGAACACTTCACTGGGCAACAAATTTTTGATGTGTTTAATGGCGAAAGCATATATCGACACCAAACGAACTAAAATTGAATTTGTCAATAATGGTGATGATTGCCTGATGTTTTTGGAAAAAGATGATCTGCCCAAGCTGAATGACCTAAAGTCGTACTTCCTAGACTTCGGTTTCAAGATAGTAACAGAACCGCCTGTGTTTGAATTTGAACATATAGAATTTTGTCAATGCAAACCAATAGAATGCAATGACATATTCCGAATGATAAGAAATGTTAAGACATGTCTATTGAAAGATGTAACAGCTGTCAGTTTGGGACACGATATAACACAATATCGAGCTTGGCTGGCTGACGTGTCTGCATGTGGATTGTCATTTTGCGCTGATGTGCCAGTTATGGGAGCCTTTTACCGAATGCTACAAAGGTTCGGAGACAAAGGAAACTATAACGGTAGGGATGCGATGTTTAACTGTTATAGAACACTAAGCAAAAACGCACAGATCAACTATACCGAGCCAGATGCAACTGGACGGTTCTCTTTCTGGAAACAGACGGGTATACATCCTGATGCACAATTACAGCTAGAAAAATATTTTGATGATGGCATCTGGGGCGGCGATAAACGCCAATTTATCAACAACTTGCATCATATAATCAAAAATGGTTCGTAAACGTAACTCAGACTCAGGGAAAGCTGCTGAGAATTTCCTAACACAACGTAGACGGAATCCGCCTCGCATTAAAGTATCAGGAAGAGTGTCGAATAACACCACTGTACATGGAACTGAGCTTATTAATAGTCTTAGCACCAATAGCGATGGTGTCGCTGTCCGTGTTGTTCCGCTCATCGGCGGTTCATCACTTGGGCTTGCGACTGCCTTTGCCAATAGCGTATCAAGACAGGCAGCAAGGAGTAAAATCCTAGACAGCCGGCGATGCACCATTGTCCTTCAAATCGATAAAAGGTCAGTGTGATGACTGCGATAATAAAACGGATAATGACTTGCCATTCAAT